GCCTTCTTCGCGGAATACCAGAACGAGCCGATCGTCGAGACCGAAGGCGAGGAGATGCTCACGGCCGAGGAGATTGCCGCTAAGACAAACGGGTACGCCCGGGACGTGTTGCCGCTGGGCGCGTCGCACCTGACGATGTTCATCGACGTGCAGCAGCGGGCCCTGTTCTGGCTGATCGCCGCCTGGGAGGAGGATTTCACCGGCTACGTCGTCGACTGCGGCACCTGGCCCGACCAGCGCCGGGCCTACTTCACGCTGCGGGACATCCGCAAAACGCTCGCCCAGGCCACGCCGGGCGCCGGGCTGGAGGGTGCGATCTACGCTGGGCTGGAAAAACTCTGCGACGAGCGGATTGCCCATGTGTACCGGCGCGAGGATGGGGCCGAAATGAAGGTCGACCGGGTACTGATCGACGCGAACTGGGGGCAGTCGACCGACGTGGTTTACCAGTTCTGCCGCCAATCGCGGCATGCCGGGATCGTCCTGCCCAGCCACGGCAAGTACGTGGGTGCCTCTTCGATCCCCTTCTCCGAATACCGCCGCAAGCGGGGCGACCGGATCGGCCACCACTGGCGAATCCCGTCGACCACCGGCAAGCGGCAGGTCCGCCATGTCTTGATCGACACGAACTACTGGAAGTCGTTCGTCCACGCGCGGCTGGCCGTGGCCATGGGCGATCCGAGCTGTCTGTCGCTATTCGGTCATGACGAGAAGGTCCATCGCCTGCTGGCCGAGCACCTTTCGGCCGAGTACCGTGTGAAGACGATGGCCCGTGACCGAACAGTCGATGAGTGGAAGCTGCGGGCCACGCGTCAGGACAACCACTGGTTCGACTGTTTGGTCGGTGCGGCTGTGGCCGCCAGCATCCAGGGTGCGGCGTTGGCTTCTTTGGCTGCGCAAACGGCTGCCCCGCGCCAGCGGATCAAGCTCTCAAAGCTGCAGCGAGGGTCGCGCTGATGCCGACGCCATCGGATCGTGAAGGAACGTCTCCACACCTTGGTCTGGTCTGTCGCCAATGTGGATGTCGGCATTTCAAGACTGTCTATACCCGCCCTCGTCGTGATGCGATCGTCCGTCGCAAGCGGTGTCGCAATTGCGGCCAGACGATCGCCACGCGAGAAAAGATCGTCTGACGTACCACATATGGTACGACTTTCGAATTCTTCGATCTTCTGTCGGACAAACACCTTCTCGGCGGCCTTTTACTATATAGAGGGCAAACGTTTTTCACTGTGTACGGGCGTAACGGATGAGCCAGGAACTCGACAACACGATCGCCGAAAACGCCACCGGGCCAAAGCGGGCCAGCGGGGACACCGGCAGCGTCGAGCAGCATCCGCTCCCCGAGCAGATCGCCGCGGATAAGTACCTGGCAGCGAAGAAGGCGGCCCAATCGAAGGGACTCGGGATTAGGCTCGCGAAGATCAGCCCGGGAGGGACCGCGTGATGTGGCCGTTTCGCCATAGAAGGAAGGCCCGCGCGTCCCTCCCGGGCCATCTGCGGGCCCGCTACGACGCGGCGCAGACGACCGTCGAGAACGTCCGACACTGGGCGATGGCCGACGGACTGAGTCCCGATGCGGCCGCCACGCCCGACGTGCGGCGCACGCTCCGCAATCGGTCCCGGTATGAGGTGGCCAACAACTCCTACGCCAAGGGCATGGTGCTGACAGTGGCCGGCGACTGCGTAGGGACGGGACCGCGATTGCAGCTGTTGACCGAAGACAACCAAATCAACCGGACCGTCGAGCAGGCGTTTGCCGATTGGGCGATGGCCGTCGATCTGTCGGCCAAGCTCCGCACGATGCGGATGGCCAAGGTGACCGACGGCGAGTCATTCGCCGTGCTGGTCAACAACCCGCGGCTGGACCATCCGGTGAAACTCGACCTGCGACTGATCGAAGCCGACCAGATTACCACACCGGTGACTGCGATCAACCGCCCGGACGTAATCGACGGGATCGAACTGGACCGCCTTGCCCAGCCCAAGGCGTACCACCTGCTGCGGGAGCACCCGGGCGCCTTCGGAATTGGGGCCGGGTTGGTGACCAGCCTGCGGATCGCCGCGGGGTCGATGATCCACTGGTACCGGGCCGATCGGCCGGACCAACACCGTGGTGTGCCGGAGATCACCCCGGCCCTGCCGCTGTTCGCCCAACTGCGGCGTTACACGCTGGCCGTGCTGGGCGCGGCGGAGACGGCAGCCGACTTCGCTGCCGTGCTCTACACCGATGCCCCGGCCGGCGGCGAGGCGACACCGGTCGAACCGCTGGATGTGATCGAACTCGAAAAGCGGATGGCCACCACGTTGCCCGACGGCTGGAAGCTTGGCCAGGTCCGGGCCGAGCAGCCGGCCACCGCCTACAGCGAATTCAAGCGTGAGATCCTCGGTGAAATCGGCCGTTGCCTGCAGGTCCCCATCAACATCATCACCGGCGATTCCAGCCAACACAACTATGCCAGCGGGAGGCTCGATCATCAAACCTACATGAAAAGCCTGCGAATCGAGCAGTCGCACTTGGGCCGCGTCGTGATGGATCGCGTCCTCTCGGCATGGATCGCCGAAGCGGCCCTCTTAAGAGCTTTCGCCGTTTTGCGGGTGCTCGATCGAGTCCAGCACCAGTGGTTCTGGGACGGGATGGAGCACGTCGATCCGGCCAAGGAGGCCAACGCGCAGGCCACCCGCCTGGCCAGCAACACGACCACGCTGGCCTACGAGTACGCCCGGCAGGGCAAGGACTGGGAGGCCGAGCTTCGCCAGCGGGCGAAGGAACGGCAGTTGATGCAAGAGCTGGGCTTGGCGGAGGAGCAACCCGTCGCGCCGGAGCCCGAGGAGGATGAAGAGGATGTCGCAACACGTCAAGCCGCCTGAGTTCGTCGAGTTCTCTGCCGCAGCGGTGATCGAGGCGGCCGCGGATGAGAAGCAGTTGCCGCGGTTCTCGATGGTCGCCTACTCCGGCGGCCGGATGCGTGTGGCCGGGTTCCCGCACCCGGTGGTCGTCGACCTCGGCGGCCTGGACATCCCCAGCCAGTCGGTACCCATCCGGCTGGACCACAAGCCCAGCCAGGGCGTGGGCCACACCACGCGGATCGAGGCCGAGGGGGGCCAACTGGTCGCCGAGGGGCTGATCAGCCGCGACACCTCGTGGGCCCGCGACGTGGCTCGCAGCGGCTCCAACGGTTTTCCGTGGCAGGCCAGCATCGGCGGCCCGGTGCTTCAGGCCGAGTTTGTGCCGGCCGGACAGACCGTGGAGGTCAACGGCCAGACGTTCGAGGGACCGCTGCACGTGGTCCGTCGGATGATGCTTCGAGAGATCAGTTTCGTCGACAGCGGCGCCGACGGCGGCACCAAAGCGGTCGTCGCTGCCCAAGCGCCTCAGAAGGAGGATTCGATGCCGAAGACCGATGTGAAGGACCAAGGGAACGTCAACCAAGAGAGCGCGCCCACGGAGCCGACCGGCGCCGAGCAGCAGCCTGCTGCGGAAAAGCAAACCGGCGCCGAAGGGCAGACCGGCAACGAGGCGGCCACCGCAGCTGCAACGCCCCCGCCGGTCGTTTCGCCGCCGGCCACGCCCGAGGCGCTCCAGGCAGCCGCCCCCGTCGATACCCAGGCGGCGCTCGATGAGATGCGTAGCGAGTTGCGCCGGGCGGCCGCCGGCGAGACCCGGCGGATCGCCGAGGTTCGCAGGATTTGCCGCGGTGAGTTCCCGGAGATTGAGGCCAAGGCGATCGATGAAGGGTGGGAACTGACCCGCTGCGAACTGGAGGTGCTGCGGGCGTCGCGCGCCGAGGCGCCGGCAGTCCACGTGGCCCGGGAGACGCACACGCCCGAGGTCCTCGAGGCGGTGGCCTTCTCGGCCGCCGGCGGATCGGCCGCGCTGATGGAGGCCTCCTACGACGCATTGGTCCTGGAGGCGGCCGAGCGGCTGCGTGGGATCGGCATCCAGGAGTTCTGCGAGCTGGCCAGCGGCATGCGCCTGCCCCGCTACCGCCGCGACGCCAACGGCTGGCTGCGGGCGGCCTTCAGCACCACCAGCCTGCCAGGCATCCTTTCGAACGTGGCCAACAAGTCGCTGCTGGAAGGCTACAACTACATCGAGGACACCTGGCGGCGGATCTGCAAGATCGCCACGGTCAACGACTTCAAGGAGCACAGCCGGTACCGGATGACCGGCAGCTTCAAGTTCGAGAAGGTCGGACCCGATGGCGAACTGAAGCACGGCAAGGTCGACGAGCAGAAGTTCGGCCAGCGGGCCGACACGCACGGGATCATGTTCGCGCTCACCCGACAGATGATCATCGATGACGACCTGGGCGCACTGAGCGAAATCCCCCGGCAGATCGGCATGGGCGCGGCCGAGGCGATCTCCGACGCCGTCTGGGCCTTGCTGCTGTCGAACCCGACGCAGTCGGACGGCAAAACCTTCTTCCACGCCGATCACAAGAACTACCGCGAGGGGGCCGACACGGCGCTGACGGTCGACGGGCTGACGGCCGCCGAGGTGGCGTTCGCCGAGCAGATCAAGCCCAATGGGCGCCCGCTGGGCGTGCCGGCGCGGTTGCTGCTGGTGCCCACGGCGCTGAAGGTCCCCGCGCAGCTGTTGATGACCTCGATCAACCTCAACGAGACGACCACGGCCAACAAGGGCAAGCCGCAGTCGAACCCGCACGCGGGGAAGTACGAGGTCGTCTCCTCGGTTTACCTCTCCAGCGCGGCGTTTGCCGGGGCCAGCAACAAGGCCTGGTACCTGTGGGCCGATCCCAACCGGCTGCCCACCCTGGAGGTCGCCTTCCTCGGCGGCGTGGACCGTCCGACTGTCGAGCGGGCCGACGCCGACTTCAACACCCTGGGCATCCAGTTCCGCGGCTACATCGACTTCGGTGTCCGCGAGCAGGATTTCCGCGGGGCGCTGAAGATGAAGGGCGAGTAGCCCGAGAGGTCGCGTCTGATCGTGTGACCGGCACACTGCCGAGCGGCAAGCTGCCGACGTTTTGCCTTCCCATTTCCTACGGAGACCCGATGATGAACGACCTGCTTCCTGTCCTCTCGGCCGAGCTGTCGGCCTTCTTGAGCTCCACCGACAAGCGCGAGGCGCTGATCGTGGCGGCCGAGCGGCTGTTTGATCGCCTGGTGGAGCCGATCGACCTGCCCGGCCCCGACGTGGTGATCGACCCGGTGCTGCGGACCACGATTCGCCCGCTGGTCGGCCAGATCTACGACGAGGTCGTCCGCCGACTGGAGGCCTATACCAATGTCGCTTGAGCAACTCTCTCAGTACTGGCCGATCCTGGCGATCGTCGCCGGCGCCGTGCTCTTGCTCTGGGGGCAGCGCGATCGGCTTAAGGCGTGGGTCGCCGGCTTGCGACCGGCGCCGGTAGCCGAGTCGGAGATGACGCCTGCCGCCCGGTTCGAGACGTTCTACGCGATGCGGAGCTGGTGCGAGACGGCTGGACACACCGAAGCGGTTCACGCGTTGGACACGGTGATCCTGCCGACGATCGTCCGCGGCCCCGCGCCAAACGAAGGAGGGCCCAGCTCGTGAAACCGACCACGCTTCCGGCCGTGGTGTTGATCCTGACGGGCCTGGTGGCCACCTGGCGGCCGACGGCACCGGCGCCGAGCTTGATTCCCGCGCCGGCCGCGGTCTCCACACGGGCGGCCGTGGGGCCCGTGTCGGTGCGCTTGGCTGGCCATGCGGACGAAGCACGGCAGTTGGCCGCCTTCTACCACGCGGCGGCCGATTGTCTGCGGCGCGACGGCGCCGGTGAAAAGGTCGTCAAGACGACCTCCGACCTGCGGACGTTCTGCCAGAAGGCGGTGACGCTGCGCTTCCAGGGCGCATTTGCCCGGGCGCCGGGCTTGGCCGAGACGATCCACGGGCCTGAGGGCGCGCTGGCGAAGCTGTTGGGGCTGGATGTTGTGGAGTTGGATCACATCCGGGCGGCCGTCGCAATGGATGCGATCGCCTGGGCCTGCCAGGAGGCCACTCGATGAGCAGGACGTACCGCACCGCCGCGCAGATCCGCGCGGCCTACGAAAACGGACTTCCCGGGTGGCAGTTTCGCCAGGAGACGATGGACACGCTGATGGCCGAGCGGAAGGCCCTGCTGTTTGCCGAGGCAGCGCCCCACCTGGCCGGGGCCGGCAAGGGGCAGACGGCCCTGCTGTGGCGTTCCCGGGAGAAGTTCGATCCGGGCGCGTTTGCTCAGGAGGCCCAGACCACCGGGGACTGCGTCTCCCACGGCTCGCGCAACGCCCGGGAGGTCACCCGCTGCGTAGAGATCCACATCAAGGCCGAGCCCGAAGAATTCTTCTTGCGGACCGCCACGGAGCCAACCTACGGTGCGCGGGGGCACGGCGGCCAGGGGATGGACCCGGCGCGGGCGACCCGCTTCGAGAACGATTTCGGGTTCCTCTTCCGACAGAAATACCCGTCCGTGGACCTCTCCCGCTACGACGCGCGGATCGGCAGCGGTTGGGGACGTTCCGGGGTCCCCGAGGCGGTCAAAGAAGAGTGCCGGCGGCACAACGTCGGCCAGTGGATCACCCCGGAGACGGTCGAGCAGGTCAAGGACCTCTTGTATTCGGGCTATGCCCTGCACAGCGGGCAGAACTTCGGTGTCAAGTCGACCTCCGACAGTCGCGGGATCTCGGTCCCCGGCGGTCGCTGGTCGCACGACATGGCCACCGTCGGCTACGACGATACGCGCGAGGTCTATCCGGTGTGCGTCTTCCTGGTGGCCAACAGTTGGGGCCGCTGGAATTCGCGGCCGAAGGTTTGGCCCGAGGATCGTTACGGCGCCTGGCCGGAAGGCTCGTTCTGGGTGGCCGAGGACGTGTACGGGCGCTACTTCGTGGGCAGCCGCTCAATCTTCGCCTACGCCGATATCCGCGGCGTTCCGCAGAAGGCGCTGCCCGACTACGGAAACCTTTCCAACATCCTGGGGTGAGAGAATGATACGAAGTTCGTTGATCGTGGCACTGTGCGTACTGTTTGCCGCGGGATGCCAGCCGGCCCAACCGCCGGCCGACTATCGCGACGGCGTAGCCGTGGAACTGACCGTCGCCACGATGGCAGCCGACCGCGCGCCGCAGCCCGAGCCCGAGCCTCCGGGTCCGTACGACTGCCCACGGTGCAAGGATACCGGCTGGATCACGCACGGCGACGGCCACCGCACGGCCTGCCCGGATTGCAGCGACCGTGGCACCGGTTCCTACGGCGGTCCGCTGGATGCGTGGCGGGAGGCCAAGGAGCTGATCCGCAAGGGCAACGATCTGGCCGACCGAGGCAAGGCCATCTTCGACGCGGCCGAGCGCGACGGCCGGATCACGGTCGACGTGCGGATTCCCGATAGCAGCCCGACCGTCGGCCCGTCGTCGTGTGGCTTCTGCCCCGTGGTGCCGGTACCCGATCTGCCCGCCCCCGATCTGCCTGTACTGCCGCCACCTGAAGCGGCACAGCCTGCGATGACGCAGGGGTGTGCCGACGGTGTCTGCCGAGGGCGGCTGGTGCGGAGGTGGCGACGATGAACGACCGACGTATTGAAGCCAGACCGTACACGATCGACGGCGCCTGGACCTGGGATCTTCCGGAAGACCCGATGAGCGGCGACCGGCAAATCGAAGCCACCCAGTACGTGCTGAACGGCTCGTGGACCTGCCGCCGCTGGCGCAAGCACGCCTGCAGCCTGGTCCGCGAGGCGATCGAGTTCCTGCCGGAGCAGGCGGCGGCGTCCGATCAGCCCGCCGACTGGCGACGGCGGTTGGCCGGGCATTTGAAGACCCGCGTCCGTGAGCAGCGGGTTGGCAACCCGGTGATCATCTACATCCTCCTGAACGTCGTCATCCCGATCGTCGTTCGCCTGGTGATCGACTGGTGGCTCAAACGAAGAGAGGCCACAAATGATTGAAGTAGTCCAGTTGTGGTCGCCGCTGATCCAAGGCGGCTTCGCCGTGTTCGCGCTGTTGCTGTTGGGCGTGAATGTCTGGCTGGTCAAGCAGCTACTGCGCGTGTTGAAGGACAACAGCTTGGTGATCGCCGGCAACACGCGGACCATCGAGTCGGTGGCCACGATCGCCGCCGACACCAAGGGACTGATCCAGGAGCTGCGCGAGCAGCTGTTGATGCGACCCTGCCTGCTGGAAGAGGACGGTCGCGACGAGGAACCGTAACGCGGGTTTTTCGCCCGCACGACCCCGAAGGAGCACGAAATGCCCGCAGCGTTCATCCACGACGGCGATTCCATCGACTACACGCCCGGTGCCGACGTAGCGGCCGGAGGCGTGGTCGTCCAAAACGACCTGATCGGCGTGGCCAATCTCGACATCCCGGCCGGCCGCCGGGGCGCGCTGGCCGTGGCCGGCGTGTTCGACTTCCCCAAGGCGACGGGCGTCAGTACGGCGATCGCCGCCGGGGCCAACGTCTACTGGGATGTGGCCGACACGGAGGCCAAGGAGGACAGCGAGTCGGGGGCCAACAAGCTGATCGGCAAGACGGTCAAGGCGGCCGGGGACAACGACGCGACGGTCCGCGTGCGACTGAGCCAGTGAGGTAGATCGTGGTCGACTTGCTTCGCAAAGGCTCCGAGTGGCTTGAGCAGCAACGCAGTGCGTTCTGCTCCAGCCCGGTCGAGTACCGGCGTGGCGTGGACACCATTGTCGTCCAGGCCACGAAGGGGAAGACGGACTTCGAGGTATCGGACGAGTACGGCGCCACGATCGGCAGCCACGTGGTCGACTTCCTGATCCTGGCCGCGGAACTGCGGATCGTTTCCGCAGCTTTCGTCGGCAATATCATGCCGGAATCCGGCGACGTGATCGTCTCGGACGGGCAGCGGTACGAGGTGATGAACCTTGGCGGTGAGGGTTGCTGGCGCTATAGCGACCCGAACCTGATCACGATGCGCATCCACACCAAGGAGATTGGGCCCGCATGAGCCTTGCTACGGACATCGCCGATGCCGTCGCGGCTGAGTTGAACTCGGCCCCGCCCGGCACGTTCAGCCAGTCGCTGGCGGCCGAGCGCCGCGTGCTGCCGGAGTTTGACTTGCAGGACCTGGCCGAACTGAAGGTGACGGTCGTGCCCAAGTCGGTCGAGATCAGCGGGGTCACCCGGGCCAGTGCCCAGTACGAGATCGCCGTCGACATCGGCGTGCAGAAGAAGCTGGGCAAGGACCTCGACGCCGAGGTGGCCGTCCTGGGCACGCTGGTCGACCAGCTGGCCGACTACCTGCGCAGCCGATCGCTGGAACAGGCCCCGTATGCCGCCTGGGTGTGCATCGCCAACGATCCGGTCTACGCGCCCGAGCACCTGGCCGAGCGTCGGGTGTTCACCAGTGTGCTGACGGTCACTTACCGAGCCGTGAAGCAGTCAACGTAACGCGAAGGATGCCATCGCCAGATGATCGGCCTCGACTTCAAACGGATGTTCTTCGACTCGAAGACCGTCCGCCGCAAGACCGATAAGGCGACCCGCCGCGTGCTGTCGAGGTTCGGAGCGTTTGTTCGCCAGACGGCCAAGCGGAGCATCCGTAAACGGAAGAAGACCAGCGAGCCGGGCAAACCGCCGAGCAGCCACACGGGGTTGCTCAAGAAGTTCATCTTCTTCGGCTTCGACGTGGTGCGTCGCAGCGTGGTGATCGGCCCGGTGCGACTGACGCAGAAAGGACGCAGCGAAGCACCGGCCGTGCTGGAGTACGGTGGCGTGGTGACGATGACGGCCCGTCGCCGGGAAGGGAAGAAGCGTAGGGCTCACATCCGGCCGCGGCCGTTTATGGGCCCGGCAATGAAGAAAGAGAAACCGCAGCTGCCCGGGTTGTGGCGGGACAGCGTGAAATGACCACGGAGGACTGATCATGTCGCAGACGTTCGTGTTGGGCATGAACGCCAAGATCTACCAGGGCGCCGCCGGCGCCGATCTTGCCACTGTTACCGAGATGAGCAACGTCAAGGACGTGACGCTCACGCTCGAGGCGGGCGAGGCCGACGTCACCACCCGGGGCAACCAGGGCTGGCGGGCCACCGCGCCGACGCTGCGGGAATGCACCGTCGAGTTCGAGATGCTCTACAAGCCGGGCGAGGCCGGTTTCGAGGCGATCAAAACGGCCTTCCTCAGCAACGGCTCGATCTGCCTGGCCGTCCTGACCGGCGCCAAGGACGCCTCGGGCACGGAGGGACCGCTGGGCGACTTCTCGATCACCAACTTCTCGCGCAACGAGCCGTTGGAAGAGGGCGTGACGGTGAGTGTCACCGCGAAACTGACCAACTTCGACCAATGGGTGGAGG